CACCGTTTGTCTGTGTGAAATGCTTGTGCTCATCACTTGCTGATCGCCACTTAATCGCATAAGTAATTCCTTGTTTTTTATAGGGAAATCCCACGCTCGGCAACTCCCCACTACCATTAAACTTTTGTGTTGAAAAGATAATCCCAAACTCTTTGATAACTTCTTCGGATATGCCTCTGCTCATCAGCCAGTCTTTAGCTGTGGTGTCAGGCTTGTAAATTGTTGTGTCCAGCTCTTTGTAAAATATTTTGTTTTGCTTCGCTTCCGAAACTCTGCCCTCAACTCCACAATGATGACAACGATACAAAGCACAGTCAGAAGTGACTGTTAGAGACAAGGGTTTGTCGTGTTTGTGTTTCTTGCGAGTATGACTGCATGAAGGGCATACGATTTTGTGTGTCCCATAATCCAGTCTTTTTGATATCGTTAATAATTCATTTTGAAGATTCGTGTTTATACTCATAATTTATTCCTACTGTATATATACCAACTATTATTAAACTAACAGTTATAAAACAGACTGGTTATATACTAGCTAGTAATATACTAGATATATATATATACTAGCTATTACTGGTCGATGAGATCAGTTATTCATAATTACTCGTAATGAGTATCTCCTTGTAGCCTTCTGTAGATTTTTAATTTGCAGAAGGCTCTTGCATAGAGAAACTATCGAGAACACTAATCGCATTGTCAGCCAATATTCTTCTTTCTATCTTTGGTCTTTTACTCATTTCAAGAAAGAACATTGCTAAGTAATCTGGGTCAATGTCTGCACCTTCACAAATCATATGAAACTCCTCACCACTAGCAACCCAATCTGCTACATCTGTAACTTTTCCTGAGTCAGAAGAATGGAAGTCTCTCAATGCCTGTTTCAAAATTGCTCTGCTTAAATTGAAAGCCATTCTTTCATCCATCGATAACATTTACTTCTATCTCTGCTCTTGGGTTTTCTTTATCTAAACCATGATAAATGTGTTTCTCTTTCACGCTACGATCATTCTCATAAATCTTTCCTTGCATCAAATCGAGAACCAAAGATTCATCTAAATCTGGTCTGCGGTTAGAGTAGTAAATAGTCATGGTTACTGAAACATCCTTATCTTTTGGTATTAAAGTTTTTTGTTGAGGGCATTGCCAAGAAAAGTCTTCAGCGTATTTAAGTGCTTGTTTTGATTTGATAAATCGTGGTTTGCCACCTATCGAAACAAGCCTTCTACTATTGGCTTTGCTATAGCATTGTCCCTTGACAACAAACTTAATCTTATCACTCATTAATACCTCTTACAAGTTATTATCAACAACCCCTTGACATTTTATGTACGTTCTATACACTTTCTATTTCACAAGGAAAAAAAATCACAAGGATTCTTATGAATAAACCAATCAAACCAGTTGTTTTGAAGGCTGAACTTCCCAAAAAATCAAGCTGGTCTAAATGGAATCTGCCCCTTGAGTCTATCAAAAAAGGGGAACTGATTAAACTAGAAATGACAGAGGATGGTGCAAGAGACAACAGCAATACCATAAGAACAATCGTTCATAGATTCCAGAAAAAAACCCCCTCAAAAAAATTTACAGTAAGGCTCGTCTTAAACGATGTAGCCAAGGAACTAGGTTGGCGAGGCATAGGTATTTGGAGAATAAGATGAAGTACACCAACGTTTATAATCTTGATCAGATCATAGTCACCGCATTAACTCATGATGAATATAGTGCTGGCGGTGCAGACTACAGCATGACCACCCTTTTGAAAGCACCCCAACAAGTAATACTAAAAAATGAAAACGAAGGCGCATTGGTGCAAGATGTTTCCGATCTTTTCTTTTCAAGAATGGGCACATGGACTCATGAAGGACTTGAGAAAGCCAACAGAGATAACGATGACATAATCTGTGAGCAAAGACACACTATCACTATAGATGGAGTTACTATATCAGGAGCAACCGATGTCTATGATCGTGTTAAACACGAAGTTGTTGATTATAAAACCACCTCTTACTATGCGGTCAAAGATGCTTTGGCTTATGGCAAGGTCAAACTAGATTGGGAACAACAAACCAATGGCTATGCTTATATGTGGCGAAGGAATGGTTATGCGGTCAGAGGAATTAAGGTTATAGCGATTCTAAGGGACTGGAGTAGAGCAATGTCATTCAGGAACAAAGACTACCCTAAAACGCCAATCGTTAGCTTAGAGATACCCTTGTGGAGCGAGAAGGAACAACATGATTTCATCTTTGACAGGGTAAGAGTGCATGAACAAGCAAGAAAAGAATATTTAATTACTGGAGAAACCCCAGAATGCACCGATGAGGAGCGATGGAAAATTCCAGACAAGTGGGCATTGATGACAGAAGGAAAAAAGAGAGCATTGAAGTTGTATAACACTGAATCAGAGGCATTTCAAAACATTGGAGACAATGAGTATGTAGAATTTCGTGAGGGCAAAGCTAACAAATGTGAAAACTATTGTCCCGCTAACCAGTTTTGTTCACAGTTTTTGGGCAAATAATGACGAGTCAATATTTAATCACAAGGAGTATATTATGGCTGACAAGTTAACACACAAAGAGGTTTGGGAAACCTTATCTAAAGTAGATTGCTCAGAGCATATCGAAAAGAAGATGAACTTATCCTACTTATCATGGGCTTGGGCTTGGGGAGTGTTGATGGAACACTATGCTGATGCACAGTTTACCTTTCAAGCATTCACCGATTCAGATGAAATCATGCGTGATGCAATGTTTTATCCCGATGGGAGTGCCAGTGTTCATGTCACTGTTTCTATAGGCAATCTTACTAGATCAATGTGGTTGCCTGTTATGGATTACAAGAACAATGCAATTTCTAATCCATCTGCTAGACAGATATCTGATGCCAAAATGAGGTGTCTGGTTAAAGCGATAGCACTGTTTGGTCTTGGACATTATATCTATGCTGGTGAAGATTTGCCCTCACAAGATAAAAAAGAAACAAAAGAAGACAGTGGTTCGGCAGATGCCTTCAATAACGAGAATAAATCACCCACAAGTGACGAGTCTGCCGAATCCAATGACGATGGTTTTGTTAAGTTGGTGGAAGCCTTCTTAGCTGACTGTAATACCATTGAGTCTCTTGAATCCTTCTGGAAAGAAAATGCCAAAGAGTTTAAGAAAATCAAGGAAGGTCAAGAGGATATATACAATGGCTTGCTTGAATCTTTTGCAAAAAGAAAAAGTGAACTAACCAATGAGGAGAAGAAAGATGGCTGATCGAATTAAAGTCGAAGGCGCAGTGTTTGCTAACACTTACAAAAAGCAACCAAAACACCCAGACTTTACTGGGAAAATTGAACTGTCTAAAACCATATTAAAAGCGTTGGTCGAGAGAGCGAAAGCCAACCAAGACCTTTCTATTAGTATGGCTATGTGGGACAGGGTTTCTAAAGATGGAAAGGTTTACAAGTATGTTTCCATAGAACTTCCAGAGATTAAGGAAGAAGAAGTTGATCCTTTTGATGATGAGATTCCATTTTGAGCGCTTTAAGTTTTGAAGCTGTCAAGGTTAGGATAACCCAGAACAAGCAAGGAGTTTATCTGGTGCTTAGTGTCCACCCAGACGAAGTACCAGAGGACTTGCTAAGAAGTTGGGTAGGAACAAGGTATTACTGTGCAATGGTAGGAATACAAGATGATGAGACACCAGCGCCACATAAACCCATAACCAAGAAAAGTCATGGGCAGAAATTTGTTGATAGGGCAGGAATCATGGCAAGAGAAAAGGAGTTTTGGAAATTCTCAGAGGTGGACAACGAGGCAGATGCGTCTGAGTTTATTAGGAACTTCTGTAACATACATTCAAGAAGTGAACTCAAAAATAACGAGTTTGCTCAAATTCTTTTTGAAAACATTAACGATAAATATAATCAATGGTATGAAAAAAATGGCAAACAATAAATACATAGTAGAAATGCAAGTGTCGGTAACAGAATTTTATAAGATAGAATCAGATGTGGCTCTGACTGAACATGAGGCTTTGTTTAGAGCAGTCAGCAGAAACAAACCAGATGAGGTTGATACTGGTACTGGGGAAACCCCTTATGAGGTTATTGTTATAAAAGGCAAACTAGAAAAAGAACCTTCCCTTGACTAAGATTTGGAGAAAGGAAGAATGGGAGAGGGCAGAAGAAAAGATTAATCCACCCTATTATCGTAAGTCCATAGAGGTCACAGACTTCATTGTTGAATACGAAATGGGATTTCTTGAGGGGAACATTGTGAAGTATATTGCGAGATACAAGCATAAGAATGGGTTGGAAGATTTAAAGAAGGCAGAGTGGTATCTGCGTAAACTAATAAAAAAAGAGGAACAAAAAGATGAGTGAAGAACACCAACAATGGATTGCGGTTATAAAATATGGCGATCCGAACACACATGAAGCACTGAAAACATCTATGGGAGTGTTTGAATCAAAAGAACAAGCAGAAGATTGGGCACATAATATATACGAAGGAACTAACTTTATAGTCGATGTGTTGCCTTTAAACGATTTCACAAAAATTAACTGATGGCTAAGGAAACATACGACACACTTAAAGCGTGGGGATTGGACAAGCCTAAGCCAAAAGGCAATAAACAAAAGGCAGAATACTGGGAAAGCATGGCTAAATCTTTAAGAAGGGTTCTTGCAGAGAAAGAGATTTACATAGAGCAACTGGAAGAAAAACTATCTTCAGTACAAGACTATATAAACTATATGGAAAAAACAAACCAGTAAAATGAATCAAATATTGACTGGTCAATATAACGATGAGCAAGGAACTTGACGATAGAAAACAGGACTGGTGGGCATGGCATAGGCTGAACCCTCATGTCTGGAGATTGTTTGAGAAGTACAGTTTCGAGGCAATCAAAAGCGGTAGAGAGAACTACAGTGCATGGGCAGTCATTCAGAGGATTCGTTGGCACACAACGATAGAAACACAAGGTGCAGATTTCAAAATATCAAACGATTACATAGCTTTCTATTCCAGATTGTTCCATGTGAAACATCCAGAATACGATGGCTTTTTTAGAACTAAGAAACTAAAGGGAGAAGATGAGTATTGAAAAAGAAATTATTGGAGATGCCACAATCTATCATGGCGATTGCATGGAAGCATTGGAATCCCTAGAAAACATAGACAGTTGTGTGGCTGATCCGCCTTATGGCTTATCCTTTATGGGCAAGCAATGGGATTATGATGTGCCACAAAAGGAGTTATGGGAAAAAATATATCAATCCATCAAGCAAGGTGGACACCTTCTATCATTCTTTGGCTCACGAACTTATCACAGGGGAGTTATCCCGATTGAAGATGCTGGATTTGAGATACGAGATCAATTGATGTGGCTTTATGGCAGTGGCTTTCCTAAGTCGCATAACATAGGTAAGAAAGTAAAAGAATACGAAGGGTGGGGTACAGCACTCAAGCCAGCTCACGAGCCGATTGTCATGGCGAGGAAACCATTTAAGGGAACTGTGGCTGAGAATGTCCTAGAGCATGGTACTGGTGGGATTAACATAGATGAATGTAGGGTTGGTATCAATCCAGAAGTAGATGATAAAAGGTTGGGTGGTCGAGGTGAGTGGAAGACTGATAAGACTGCAAAAAATGTATATGAAGGTGGTTATGAAGGCAAAAACATATCATCATCTGAACAAGGCAGATTCCCTGCCAATGTCATGCACGATGGTTCTGAGCTGGTGCAAGATGTATTCGGTGATAAGTCGCGCTACTTCTATTGTGCGAAAGCGAGTAAGCAAGATAGAGATGATGGGTTGGATGGCTTCCAAGAAGTTAGAACTGGAGCTATGAGTGCAACAGCAGATGGTTCAATGCTTACTGGAAGTGGTAATTTGAGGGAAACAAAAAGAAAAAACACCCACCCAACAGTCAAGCCAACAGAGTTGATGCAGTATTTATGTCGCCTAGTCACACCGAAAGGTGGTGTTATTCTCGATCCTTTTATGGGCAGTGGCAGCACTGGCAAAGGTGCATTACTGGAAGGGTTTAGGTTTATAGGAATTGAAATGGAGCAAGAGTATTTTGATATTGCTTGTGCCAGATTGGAAGATGTGCAGAAGAATATGCAAGTAAGTTTGTTTGATGAGCATTAAAGTATTAAATGGGGATTGTTCGGAAGTGCTTGATCAACTGCCTGAAAAGTCAGTTGATACTTGTATTACCTCTCCGCCTTACTATGGACTCAGAGATTACGAAAGAGAAGGTCAGATAGGGCTTGAAGAAACGCCAGAAGAATATGTTGATAAAATGGTGGAAGTCTTTAGGAAAGTTAGACGAGTGCTAAAAGACGAGGGAACTGTTTGGTTAAATCTTGGGGACTCTTATGCAAGTAATCACTACACTGGAGCAAGAGATTCCGATACTGGATGGAAACATGGAGAACTCTCTCAAGGACATCAAGCGAGAGCAGGTGGTGCGAGGGGAGTGTTTAAGGTAAAAGACTTGATGGGTATTCCTTGGATGGTTGCCTTTGCTTTAAGAGAAGATGGTTGGTATCTAAGACAAGACATTATATGGCACAAACCTAATCCAATGCCTGAAAGTGTGACTGACCGATGCACCAAAGCACATGAATACATCTTCCTACTTACTAAACAAAAGAAGTATTACTACGATCATGAGGCAATCAAATACCCAGTGAAAGAAGATTGGGGAACAAGGGATAGAACTGATGGAAAATACCACAATGAAGGTTCTGGGCTGTCTCCACATACTGGATTAGAAGATTCTTATGAGACTGCAAACAAGCGATCTGTTTGGACTGTCACCACAAAACCATTTAAAGGCGCACACTTTGCTGTGTTTCCGCCTGATTTAATAAAGCCTTGTGTTCTTGCGGGTTGTCCCGAAGATGGAACTGTTCTTGATCCTTTTGGTGGTGCGGGGACTACTGGCTTGGTTGCTGACCGAAATGGTCGTAATGCCATATTGATTGAACTCAACGATGAATATGCTGAGATGTCCAGAGATCGACTCTATAATGATGCTCCACTTTTCGTGGATGTAGAATAATCTACCCTAAATCTACCCTAACTTTTTCAGTACAAAAATATTTTCATCCGGCTGCCGGCCCAAGCCGGTAAAATATTTTAGTTTACCGACAGCAGTATTATTGTTCGCGGAAATTAATCTAATAATGTAGCTGTTGGCGTGGTTAAATATTTTAAATCCTACAGGTTTATTGATTTACCTGTAGTGTTGGCGTAGTTAAATATTTTAGTTTGAACACGACTGGTGCAAGGAATGTAGCAATAGGTCAATCAAATATTGACTGGTCAAAATTAGTCGAACCGACCTACTTTCTCATCGTATTTCTTGTTGAAATCCTTGTAAATGCTTTGCATTTTTTCGTCTATAGCTTCTATTTCGTCTGCTATCTTTAGTGCTTCTGTTGTCGTTGCAGGGATTTTTGCATCCCACTTGTTTCTTCTATCCCTTAATCGCTTTAATTTCTTGTCGATTCTTTTAACATCATTCTCCATTTTCATCAATGGCTTATTCTTTGCTTTAAAGTCTCTTTTTCTTTGACTTTGTACTGTGCCAGAGAACTCATCGTACTCAGCCACCGCATTAGTGATCAACTGTTTTCTTCTAAAGTAATCAGTCTGTGCTGAGAATTGATCTGGGTCGCCCATAATCCTTCTAAGAAAAGGTATCTGTGTTTTATCCAATTCTGGCATCTTGCCTTCAACAAGCTGTGATGTGATGGTTTCTCTAATCGCATTGGTGCTTCGACCAAAGGTTTTTCCTGCGCCACCGAATACAGTGTCAAATAAATGCTGAATGACATCTGGAGATACATCAATTGCCCCAGACTTATACTTGCTACCGCCAGTCATTTCATTAAGGAAGGGCATTAACTTTTTAATAAACTCGTTTGTGTTCCTCTTGGCTAAAGCACTATCCGCTTTCTGTGCGCCTATAGGAAAGTTCTCTGTGTAAACTGGTGCACCAAAGAAGTTCTCGTTCATCATGATATCAATAGTAGGTACGAGCACAGTTGGTGTTACTGTTTTACCAAGAGTTCCAGCATAACTGTCTGATCGAGAATACCCCAGAGGGTTGAAAGAACCAAGAAAGCCAGATGTCAATAACGAAGCAGATTGCGCAGGACTTCTGATTCCCAATAGCATTTCAGCAGTTGCTGTTCCTAAGTTATGGAAAACACTATAACCATAAGGCAGTGGCAGTTTCCAATATTCTCCCGATCCATCTCGTTTCATAAAGACTAAGTTTCTTTCTTTAACATAATCTGGCACTTGAGAATAATGACTGCGACCACTTTCTTCATCATCTCCGCCCATCATTTCGTTTAAGGCGGTTTGAACCATTGCAAAGCTCGCCAACCCTGCAACAGCAGCCTGTTTTCTTTTTGATGTTCTCAAGCCTCTAAGCATATTGGCTGTACCTTGAACACTGGCATTAAAGAATAAGTAAAGACTATTAAGGGTCTGACCACTCATTCCTTTTCTGTTGAAGTTTACTGTTAAGTTCTTAGCGAGAATGGCTGACTGTTTCTTAGAAACGCCTTGTTTTCTAGCATTTTTATATACTGCAAAACGAACCCCATTCTCCACCGAAGCATTGCCGTCATCGACCCATGTTTTTAATGCGCCCATTCTTTTCTTAAAGTCCCCTTTAAAAGTTCCCTCTTGCATTTCGATTAGGTTATTAACATTTTTTGCTACTTCATTCAAAGTAGGAACATGAAACCAATCTGCTTTTGCGCCTGATGATAGAAAATCATTAAACATTTGCTGTTCTTCTAGCGGAAGTTTAGCAAAGGCTTTTGGGTTTTGATATTTTCTAAATCCTACCCACATTGTTTTTACTGCTGAAGATTTTGGGTTAAAAACATCAGCCATTACTTGTTTCACAATAGTATCTTTATCCGCAAGAGTTCCTATTTCTTCCTCTGCCAAAAGGTTTCCAACAGCAGTCTGTATATCTCTTGAAAAGTTTGAAATTACAAACTCTGGGTTAAGAGATGTATTAACCATTGAAAGAAAACGACTGGCTGGACCAAAAATCTTAGTTATTTTATTGCTTTGATCAACCCCTAAGTTCTTTAGGGCATTTAATAATCTAGTGTTGTTTATCTTAATATAATGTTGCTTTCCATCACGCTTAACACCAACCAAGTCTTCCATGTTATTTAATTGGTATTGTGATCTTGCCTGAGTCTTTACTTGATAGTTCTTATAATAACCCTCTTTTCTAGTATTGGTTGTCTGACCTGTTGCGGGATTAATATAATTAACTGAAAAGGCTTCTTCAAAGATAGGTGTATCTTCAGTAAACACAGTCCACAGTGGGTCGTTAGGATTCTGTTCTGCTAGAGTTAGAAGTTCATTTAAAACTGTATTCTTTTCAGATCGAATAATTTTTGCTGTTCTGTCGGCAATCGTATTTAACAAAGGTGAAGCTGATTCTACACCGCTTCTTCCTCTAACCCTTCTATTTTCTCTCCCAATAATACTCATTCCTTTGCCAGTTGTCGGAGGAAATCCCTGTGAGCTTTCATCTCCAGCTAAACCTTTTAACGGCACATAATTATTATAGTTCTTTTGCCAACCATCAACTTCTTCATTGGTAGCCAAACCGCCTTCACGAATCACATCTCTATTCTTTTGCAACATTGGGTCGATATGGGTTTCAAAGAATGTCTGCATCTTTCTCCCAAGCTGATTGCCACCAGTCCACTCATAACTAATTCTGTCAACATTCTCAACCTGATTAGTCTTATTTAATTGTTCCTGAAGTTTCTTTAATCTGGTTTGTTCTTGTGCATTTAAAGCAGTTCTTGATTGCATCTCAGCAATAACATTAATTAGATTCTGATAATCTGGATTAACAACCTGCTCAGTAATGACATTTGGCTTTAAATCAAACCCATACTTAGACTTCATGATTGCCTTTGCATCGGCTGTATTAATTCCAGAACCGCCATCAGGCTGATTCTCATTAATACTTGCAACAAACGCATTCCTTTCTGGTGCATGACGATTCTGTGCAAACTCATCAATCATATCCTGATCAACCTTTCTTGCCTTCATGTCCTGAATCATTGGTTTGATCTCGGTGTTCTCAAACTCTCTTATCTGATCCTCTGCTTTTCCTTCAAATATGGATATACCTCCATACGCATCAGCCTCATCTGCAATAGGGTCTAGCCCTTCTTTCTTGCGCTTTTTTGTAATCTGTTCCTGTATTTTTTTCAGATCAATGTATTTGTCTTGAATCCAATAAAGAAAATTAGTGGTGTTAGTGTTGTCCGACTGATTGAATTGAACACCTGCATTCGGTTCTATATCAATGCTTGGAGTTTGAAAGAGATTGAATCTTTCAAGTGTTTGAGAAACAATGTTTTCTTTTGCACTTTCTTCCTCATCTATTTTCAATCTTCGAGCATTTTTGAAGTTCGTGACAAAATTCCCATTAGGCACAAAGCGACTACCTTCTTTCTGGATAACATTGTCTGCAAACAATCTATCTCTTAATGCTTTTAATTCAGTATTAGATTTAAGACCAGTTGCTGTTCTTAGCATCGGAATATTCACATACTCTGCATCAGCGACAGCCTCTAAAGCTAATTGATAACTGTCTTGTGTTTCTGGAGCAACCTGTTGGTTTCTTGCCAGCATCATTGTGGGTACTTGCACACCCCCTGCGGCTGTTCCACCTAATATACCTTCACCAATTGCCTGCTTCGGATCAATATCCAAGCCCGCTAAAGTTCCTGCGGTGCTTCCTGTTTGCTCTACAATAGACTGAGTAGCTTCTGTAAGAGCCTCTGTACCAACAGCAGTAAGCCCTGCCTTTAAAGAACTATTAAGAAGTCCTACATTTTTAATACCGATAGCATTCAATAAGCCTGATAAACCAGCAGAACTAGCAGCTATAGTCCAATCTCTCCATGTTGGCTCATCTCTTTTATTGTTTCTGGCTCTGCTTAAAGCAACCGGACCAAGTAATTGCACTGCCTCAAATAATCCCGGACCAGCTAATGCACCTACTGGACCAGCAACAGCAGCCCCAACCCCTCTTGCAGCTAACGATCCTGCGAGTTGACCCGCTTGTTCAACAGCCGCTCTAGGTAAATATCCCCAATTAAAGCCTTTGCCCTGCTTATTGATAAAATCTTCTGTAGCATTTTCATAGTTTTCTGGTTGATCTGTAAGATCACGCAACCATTCTCCGACTCCTTCAGCACCTAATGCTTCAAGAGTAATGCCAATATTCTCAAGAGGCTGGTCTATTCCATAGGAAATAGCCGAGCGAAAGGATGTATCTTCTTCAATTAAAGGGGATTTTTGCTTAGGACTAAGCGTAGGTTGTGCCACCTCTCCAGAAGGAGAAGTGGATTCGTACATAGCTAGAATTTCCTCGTCTGGTATATCTTGAAATTGAGGATTCTGTCGCTTAAATTCTTCTACAGAAAAAGCCATTATTATTCAGGAGACTCTTCTTTTTCTGGAACTGGTGGCAATGTTAATTTTATTGCCTCTTCTATTTGAGCTAAAATTGAATCAGCGCTATCTGGATAATTCTCTGTAAGAAAATCTACTCCTTCTATTTGCAATAAACGAAGCAACTCTTGTAAAGTTCTTCCTGTTCGATTTTCGATATCAGCTTGAATTGTTGCCATCTTAATAGCAACATCAATATCCATTGCTCTTGATTCTCCAAGAACTCTTGCTCTTTCTTTAGCTACTTCAATCTGTTCGGCTCTTGCTTTAGTACCAGCTTCTTGGAAACCTTTGGCAATATCACCACCATGACTGGCATTAGCAATAGCTGCGCCTAAATCCATAAGAACCTGACCCTTACGACTTTCTTCCATACCTTCTAATGTAGAAAGATAGTCTTGGAAGGTTTCGTTTTCAGGCACATTCGCCATAGCATCTTCCATTATTCTTCCAATTTCTGGTAGGGCTGCTCTTCTGTCTCGCTCTGCATCTTCTACTGCTGTTTTTTCTGCGGATAGTTTATCAGCAAGCTCTTGCAGTCTGTTGTCATTTTGCCTTTCTGCTATCACTGCTTGAAGGTCCTCTATAGTCATATCATCTATTGATATAGTTTCAGCATTCACATCTTCAATTATAGAAGCATCTGATTCGGTTCCTATTCCTGAATCTTCGCCACCAACTCCAGAAAGCAGTCCACCGACTGCACCAATAGGTGCGGTTGTTGACCAGAATGGAGATGATAAAGATAATGGAAGCGGATTTCCATATCCTTTTATTGCTTGTTTTCCAACTTCTGTCATGGGTATTGAGCCTGCGCCCCCATAAGAAGGCTTAAATCCAAGCCGTTTGGTTGAAAAACTACCAATACCTTCAAGAAGATTCTTTATTGGGTCGGCAGATTTTTCAGCAATCTTTCCTTTTAATGCTTTGGCGCCACTAACAGCGCCCTTAATGCCAGCTTTTCCTAATAAGCCCGCACCAGTTACTAATCTACCACCAAAAGGAAGTACCACAGATGCAGCTAACAAAGCATTATCAATTTTGCTGCTTGGGTCATATAGCCAACCATCTTTACCAAGCATCTTCCTGCCCAAAGGTCCTCTAATAAAGCCTCCTGTTTCATCAAAATCAATATCTTCGCCTTCTTGATACCGAACAGCGCCACCCTCTCTCATCTGCATAGGTGCGCCCTGTGGCATCTGTTGTTGTGGCATAGGCTGTTGCATCATTTGCTGTTGCATTGCATTAGGATCAGCATTAGCAATTCCGCCTAATTCCATAGCCTCTTCCTCAACCACACTTGTTTGAGGCTGTGGATTCATTTGTGCTTGATAAGAATTACGCATATCGTTTCGTCTTTTAATCTCAGTAGCAACCAAAAAGCTAGGAGCAATCCCAGTGGGTTGCATCATTTCCTGAGCTAATACCTCATCAGGATAGTATTCTAGTTCCTTTTGTTGATCAATTAGGCTCATCCTTGTCTCCCTCCCATGCCTTGATATAGACCCAGAGCACCAAGCCCTGCGCCTAATGTTTGTTGAAATAAGCCGGGTCGTTGAGCATAACTACTAACAGTCTGTGATGGTTGTAAGTTAAGTCCACGAATAATATTGCTTTGGAATCCGATTTGTTGCTGTGGATAACCTTGTTGTCTAAGGAAGTCCTCATAACCAATATCCATTCCAGCTTGTCTAAAGCCTCGTCTTTGTCCACCGACACCGCCTAGAGCACCGATTCTTTCAAGTGCCATTTGCTGTGCTTGTGGAGCAAACCCACCTAAGAGTTGAGCCGCACCAAGTTGTGCACCTTCTTGTCCTAGTCGAGCCGCACGATCTGCTTCAAACATTTGTTGGGCATTTTGATAACCAGATTGTAAACCCTGTGTCTGTATATTACTTAGGTTTCTCATTAAATCTCTATTGAGATTGGATTCTACAATCCCTTCTCTATAGCCACCTAATCCGCCCTGTGAGGCGGCATTCAAACCGATCTCTGAGCGCATTCTATTGGCATCTCTTATTGCTTGTTCCTTGGCAATATCGGTTACTCCCTGTTGATAAGGAGACATATAACGCTCTCTTGGGCTTTGGTAGCCTGTGCTCATGCCGGGTATTCCATAATTAGCGCCCATAAGCGTTGTGTCTTGTTGCCACGGCTGTCTTCCTCTTCCATAAGGCTGTGGAGCAGGGGTCATTGGTTGTTGCATCATTTGTTGTTGCGGACCCATTTGTCCACCATACATAGGCTGTCTTAATCCTCTGTCGTCTACACCTAAATTAGGTCCCCACATCCTTGGGTGTGGTATGCGCGGTTGAGGTATTTGTGGTTGAAATCCTGTCCACGGCTCAAAAGGTCTACCTCTTGCTTGTTGACCTGCGGTTTGCTGTGCCTGTTGCATTGACCACGGCGTTCCCTGATTGGCAAGATGTGTGGTCATACCAAAGGCTTGTTGCTCTTCTGGAGCAAACTGAGCTAATCGTTGAGCTGGATAAGCCGCATAAGGCTGCAAACTCTCCGCTTCTCCTCTTGAGAGGAGACGACTATAATAAGGTTTCGCCTCTGCGGGAAACTGTGTTTGTGTTATTGTTTGATCCACTGGTTGTGGTTGAGAGCCACCGCTACTTCCGCCCATTTATTACTCCTGTATTCTAACTTCAAAAAAGGTGGCGTGTTTTTTCCACCCTATATTTTTAATCCAATTCCAAAAACCCTTTCTGCCAATTCCTTCTATGCCATCGTAACCATTTTTTTTGCAAAAATTAATTAACATTTCTAATCCATCATCCATCCATCTGTTCATATCACTGCCTGATATATGGTCTATATGCAACATTCTTAAATCTGTAGGATATTCTTTTAAAAAAGTAACAATACAACCTATAATTTTAAGAGTAGATGTATCATAAACTATCCAGATTTGACATCTACCAGAGTCAACATCTCTATAAACATCATCAATAGTAACCCGACCACCGCTTCTTTTAACTGATCTTCTTAATAGTTTTGCACACTCATCCCAACAATTGTCTAATATTTCTGGGTGTACCATTGACCACTCTAACTCATATTTTAAAGCAGGCTCGTTCATGCGGGCAATACTCTTCTACTATCTATAGGTGGCGCTTGTTCTATTGTGCCTGTCTTCGCCATCCGAGTTCTCTCTAGCATTCCATCCAACTTTCTTGAGCCTTCAGTAGAATTGCCATCCCCTAATTGAGAGACAACATCGGCTGGCACTATATATTCACCGGGTGATGCGGCTATTCTATCTTGATTGCCAGCAACCCCTTGAACAAAGTCATCCATACCACCGCCAAATCCTTCTATCATTCCTTGAGTTTGTGCTCCACCATCAGGATTTAATACCTGTTCTCTTAAAGCCATAAATGCTTCTTGTCCATATAATCCAATAAACTGATTAATAATGGCATCGGCTGTTGCTTGATCTGGAGCCATCCCTTGAATAGTCATTATGGTAGCTTCTATCAATTGTTGATTGCCTTCTGTCATCTCAGCATCATCTCCTAACCCAGCAATTCCTTCTCCTTCTTGATATCGAATCAATCCGCCCTTTGCAAAGCCTAGAGGTCTATCGCTTGGACCAAGCATTGGATTGTAAGGATCATAAGACTGTTGGCTTGCAGCAATTAATGCTTCAAGCTCTGAAGGATCAATAGACTCTCCAGCCGCCCCTGTTAAACCTATATCTCCTTGTAAACCCTGCATTCCTTGAAGCCCTTGTGCTCCGGTAGCTCCCATAGCTCCCATAGCACCTGTCGCTCCAGTTAGTCCTTGAAGCCCTTGGAGTCCTTGTAATCCTTGAAGCCCTTGTAAACCTTGTGCGCCGGCAGCTCCTGTTAGTCCTGTGGCTCCCATAGCACCTGTTAAGCCTTGCTCTCCTTGAATGCCTTGGAGTCCTTGAGCACCTGCGGCACCTGTTAAGCCTTGCATTCCTTGTGCCCCTATAGCTCCAGCTAGTCCTTGCATTCCTTGGAGACCTTGGAGACCTTGCATTCCTTGGAGTCCCTGTAGTCCCTGTAGTCCCTGTGGTCCACGCAAGCGAGGATCATTTTGAATCGCTGATTCCAATGCTTCCCCAGTCATATAGTTACTAAGATCAGGAGCTTGATACGATGGCATTATTCCTTGAATGTCCTCTAAACTTGGACCACCATAACCAAGACCACCTATCTGTTGTTGTAGATTTTCAAATTGCGAAGAATAATCAGGCGTTTGATAACTAGGCATTATTCCCTGTATGTCTTCCAAACTAGGTCCGCCATAACCCATGCCTCCTATCTGTTGCTGTAAATTCTCGAATTGCTGATTATAATCAGGCATCTCAAAACTAGGAGTCTGTAATCCACCTATTTGTTCTCCTAATCCACCAAGACTTCCTTGTAAGCTCTCGAATTGCTGAGAGTAATCTGGCATCTGGAATGACGGCATATTTCCTATCTGTTGTCCTAGACCGCCTAGACCAGTTTGTAGGTTTTCAAATTGTTGTGTGTAATCTGGCATATTAATTTTACCTGCCAAAAGATCGTAATTAATTTCTGGAGCTTTAAATTCAGGAGCCTGAAAATTCTGGAATCTATTTTGTAATCCACCTAAACCAGTTTCTATCCCTGCCAATCTTTCGCTTAAATCACTATAATCTGGCATTTCAAAAGCAGGTTGACTGGGAAGATTAATCTTGCTAGCCAGAAGATCATAGTCTATTTCTGGCATTGTTGGCTGTGCTATCTGAGGCATTTCCGGTTGTTGCACAGAAGGGGTTGAGGGTTGAGAAAAACCTAAGCCTGATAAATCTAAATTGGATAAATCAAAATTAGAAAAATCTAAATTTTCAACCCCAGCTAAAGCATTACCAAAATTTGGTAAGTTAGCAGGAGTTGTAATGCCATAAGGATATTGACCCATTGTTGTTGCAGGCGGATTTGAATTAGGAAAATAATTCCATTCAGGATCAATGCCCGGTCTGTAACCGGGTGGTGGAGCAACAGGAGTTCTTGCTGCTGTCGGTACTATATTTTGATTTCCCATATTGTTCATTGGGTTGTTGTATATTGGATTATTACCACCACTTCTATTAGGTCCGCCAGTTCTCCCATAATTTGGATTAAAAGGATTGTTGGTAACGCTTCCTATTCCAGCGCCACTTCCCGCAGTTCTAACATCTGATTCAGGAATATATGAATAAGGCTGAGGCTCATCAGGAAGATAAGAATAAGGATCATTAAAATATGGAGAGGCATATGGGTCTGGCGGCATCAAAGTATTGCCTATACCAAAGGACTCTGGAGGAGGTTGTCCTAAATTTGGATCAAAAGTTGGTAGTGTACCGACACTAGGTGGTTGAATCATAGGTGGCGGGGGCGGGGTAATTGGAGGTAAATCTGTTCCGAACAATTCTGGTTGACCAATAGTTTCTGGATCAGCAACAAATTGTGGAGGCATATATGTGCCGGGAGCAGGTATATTAAAACGAGGGTTATCTCCTTCAAAGCGTGGTTGTTCCTCTATCCACTCTCTATCAGGTCTTCTTGTTACTCTCGGAGTAGGAGTTTTAACACCTGTTGTTTTAGGTCGTGCTGCCATAATTAACTCCAGTTCCCATTAATATAACGATTCTTGTAAAGTGATCCACCACCCCTATAAGGTATATTTTCAGGGTACATACGATAAAGCTCTTCTTCTTCTTTTTTTCTTTGTTCTTCTCTGTCTAATATGCTTTGATCCCATCTTCTGGTTGCATCGCGAGTAGCGCCTAATCCTGTTCCTGCTATTGTAAGCATACCTTCAGGACTCATTAGCGCATCTGTTACTGCTGGAAGTCCAGCGCCTATGTTTTTAATATTTTGACCAAAAGTATTAGGAAGATTTGTTTGAGCAACATCTGATAATCCTGATGCAAAAGAAGAAATCTGTGCTGGTTTAGCTACTGTAGATAAATAAGAAAGAGGGTCAGCTCCTCCGCTTACTGCTGTTTGTAACAAATTAGGATCAATTGCAGCTTTAGCAGCAATATTTTTAAATCCCTCTTCTCCAATTCCTTGCATTGCTTGCGAAAAAGTTTCTGGACTAGATAGGGCTGTAGTTGCAGCCTCATTAGCAAGATTAACTGCACCAATATCAGGTACTTCAGATAACTTGCCACCAAGTTTACCCATCAAAGCACCAGTTCCTGCACCAAGTACCATATCTTTAAAGTCGCCACCTCTAAGTTTTGCGCCGACTGCGCCACTCAACCACGGTGGAATACCAACCATTGTGCCTAAAAATGGTAAAGCAAAACCAAGTATATCTTTAAAAATTCCAGCTTCAGGCAATCCTGTTTGTGGATTAGTGGTCATCATGCCGGGAGCTAATGATGCAATGCCTTGAACCTCGCTAGGAGTAACGTGCATTAACATGGTATCTTCACCACGACCTGCATTGGCAAGCTGTTGTGCATGACCCATTAGTTGTCCACCGCCTGCATAATTACTGTTCATATTTTCAGGACTCCAAGCATCAACATCTTCTCCATAAAATGCTTTTTCTTTTTCAATTTCAGATAATATTCTTTCCATTTTATCCATTTCTTCTTCTGTTAATTCTTTTATCTCTTTTTCGTCTTTAGAAGTATCTCTGTTTGCCATATATCCAGCAAGAGCAGTAATTCCAAGACCTCCTTTTTTAACCCCTTCAAATAATTGCTTCTCTGCCATTTCTTCTAATGCTTCTCTTGTTGGCTGTAGTGCTGTTACACCGCTTTTTGTTTTTGCTCTCGCTCCTAATTGTGCCCATGTAAGAGGAGCGTCAGCACCAGTAAATACTGGATCAAATTTCATATTTTTAGGATTCATACCAGATTTTAGGTTTGCTAATTTATGCACTATATCTCTTGTCTGATTATCTCTTATAAAATTAGACTTACGAAAATCTTTTAGTTTTGCTAATTTCCTAAGTTTGCCAGCGCCAGCAGCTATTCTTGCACCGGGTATAGGTGCCATTCCCAATCCCAGTAAAGCTAAATCTGTAGGATCAGTTGGATCAAATAGAGTTCCGCCTTCGCCTATCATTCTGTTTCCTTCTATGGTTTTACCTTCTGCGTACTTAAACATTCCTTCAGGAGTTGCATAATCAGGCGGATAGGCATCTGGATATTGAGCTACTCTTTTCTTTCTTCTTTCAAGGCTTCTAAGTTGATTTCTACCTAATTTAGATATCATGCTTTTTTGTGGTTCTGTTTCATTCCCAAATTGTTCTGCCAATTCGCCAGTATAAATTCCAAATGGAACCTGTGCTCTTAATGATGGCGCTCTACTCTGAGTAACAGGAAGTTCGGCAAGCTCTATATTTGGTTCGCTTCTCCTCCTTCTTTTAGCATCAACAGTAATTTCTTCTATTGGAATATCAGGAACAGGTGGCGCTTCTGCCATAGTTCCGATCCCAATAGGGCTTTCAGGAACACCCGGAAAACCCATTGTTGATGCAGCGCCTGAAGCGGTTGCTGGAACAGGATATTTCCTAGAACCAAACAAACCTCTAATTCCAGATAAAATTCTATCTTCCCTTTTACGTCTTATTTTATTAGATAAAGCACGGTGTTTTCTTCTACCTGTTTTTGTGCTCCTGTCAATAGACTCAAGCTCCGCAAACATAGCATCTAATTCTTCATTTGCTCTACCTAAATACTTTCTTCTTGCCAAAACTTTCTCCTAATCGTTGCTTGTTTCACAGCCAAATAAGTTAAAACTCATATCTACTGCGCTTGTATAAACTTTTAAAACATCATCTTGATTCAAAGTGATGCCTATTACTATTGTTAATGAATCATTTGCCGCTACTGATTTGTCATAATACAAATACTGTTTATCATCAGCACCTGCTCCGCCCACATGAACACTGAGTCTAAATGTTATAGCAGAGCCTGTTCTGTTAGCGGCTACCACAGAACTAATTGTAGTCATGGTTTTATCAGGAACAGTATATAAGGTCGTTGTTGTTGTCGCTGATGGGTCTAACTGCCCTAAAACCTTTAAGGTATCAGCCACCAGAGGCTCCCATTAATAAGAACTGATGTCTCCTTACAGAAAGAGAAGATATTTTGTTCTTCATTTGATTAGCTCCGCCAATGTCAGAATTAATATCAACAATAGTTCCTTCAATGGTTGATCTTAATATTGACTGGTCAATATTTGAATATTCTGGAGGAGCCACAGGTAAGGGTATTGCACTTTTCTCAGCCATTATTGTCTCCCATCTAATCTTGTATCAAGCCTAAAATATCCCAATCTCCATCCATATCCTGACCCACTGCTTTCAAATCTTAAAACAGCTTGTCTGGATCGACATCGAACAAAGGCTTGTTGTGTTGAGTTTGTTAAAGAAGATGTTGATAAAGTAGACAAACTATCGCTTGGATAATTTCTACCTTTAATAGAAATATCTAATTCATTTTCACTGTCAGCATCTCTAAACTGTATATCTGGAATTACTTTTGAAACCAGCATAAAATTATTGCCATCTTGTATATCAAAGTCTGCGGTTTCAATATAAGCAGTCATCGCACTGTCATCGTCATCATGCCCAAACTCTTGGTTGTATAAATAATTTGAGCCTGTTCCTGTTTTACCAGCAGCAATTGGATTATTCTCTAAATGAGCTTCAATCCAAGCCGTTCTAACCATTGTTCCAACAGACCAGACACCCTCAATATAGTTATATAAAACATAACGATCTATTTCATCAGAGCCGGACGAAGGATAAAACCACATGACCTCATTAAAATCGATATTTGCAGTACCAAACACTTTATAGGCTTGACCTATATTTATATCACTATAAATATAATCTCTTACCGAACAAGGCAATGGACTGACTTGACCTGAATAAGTAAAGAAACCACCACGATCCATAAAATAAACCATGCCATTAGCATTCACTGCCGAATTGGGCGACATCATAGAAACCCCTGCTTTCAGCTCATTAAATGAGAAAATAAAAGGTGCGCCTACAAATCTCATTGAATGTAAAGCAGAATCAGTCCATATAAGAATTTCCTGTCGGGTTCTTAATGCGCCTACAATTTTACTACCACTACTTATTTTTACACCGCCTGCTGAATTAGTAGAGCTTGGTGTCCAATCAACAGCAGACTCTTGATCCGACCATCTAACCAATAAAGGATCAAGCGTTGATGATCCTATAGGATTAGAGCCAAAACAAATAATATGACGATCAACATCAGACACCATTATTTGCAATGATTTTGTTGGCACATTAGATGCGCTACCTAAAGAAGAAAAATTAACTGCTCTTGTGCTAGTTCCTGAACTTTGATCCCAATAATAAATACCACCAGCTCTGGGGTTAAAAACTAAATCATCACCAAAATTATCTTGGCTATAAAGCCTTAATTGATTGGTATCATCTAAAGATGCAGCAGAACCAAAAGTACCATCGCCCCACGCACTCGCCCCCCAGCCTGTACTAGAAACATATTCATCTAGCCCAACATTAATTTGATAAGCTCCAACAACACTACTACCACCGTTTCCAGAGTCACTACTATTAGCTGTAACTGTGTCGCCATCAGTGTCTTTAGCTTCAATAGTGTAACTATTAGCATTAACAATAGTAGCAATCTGATATTCTTGATTAAGAACAGTTGCAGTAATTAAACCACCCAAAGTGGCAGCACCACTAAAGGTAACAAAATCATTTTTAACTGCTCCATGCGCAGTATCTGCTACAGTAATCGTAGCGTCTCCATTAGACGCTGAAAAAGTAACATCGCCCGCCGAAGTTGTGGCTCTAATTGGCGTTATGTCGTTATAAGTGTTTCCATCAGCAATATAAAATTTAAGATGGGTTCCTATACCTATATAGTTTGTACCAGTAGCAGCAGAATAATTGTATAAAGATCGTGCTGTTCCTAAAAAAGTGTTGATTGAATATTTAGCCCAACCTCCTATTTTTTCTGGATGCCCAGAACGAAAACGAATTTTATCAGAGTTATACCAACCAAATTCATTAGTGTAGGATGTTCCCTCTTTGTCTATTCCCGGCTTAAATTGATATTTTAATAACGGCATTTATTCCTCTTCTTCTTCGTCAATATCTTTGTAATATCCTACAATGTGTAATATTTGTTCTATGTATCGGGTAACTTCGCCCATTGTCATCGATAAATTCTCATAACCTTGAGAAGTTAATCCATAATACGCGACTCTTGGTTCTTCTCCAGCCTCAATTGCGATTAAATATTCCTGCATCACATCAGGAGAGAGTATTCGCCACTCAATCGCAGCCGATTCAATGGGTTCTGGCAGCGGTGGATGGTAGATTGGTGTTCTTTTTGCCACACTGACCACTTCCACAGGCTTAACTTGTGGTTGTCTGTCTGCCAACTCACCTAAAAGCGAATATGTGCCACACCCGTTAATTAGTAGTAATGGTATTATCAGCAGCTTTTTCATTGAATTGGTCTGGATTGGTTATTGTGGTTAGATTTGCAATTACTCTCGCCGAAGCCTTATTAACTTTGCCTTGTAACAAGGTTGGTTTAGCGAGCGCCATACCTTCAAGATTGTGTTTAGCAAACTTATTTCTTAAATTAGTAACTTGCGCTTGGCTTGCAGAATACTGGGAGTTCAAGTTTTGAATTTGAGCTTGAGTTTTTTTAGCCGATTCAAGCGCTTTTACAATCTGTTCGTTTTGCTCTTGAATAGTTCTTTCAAGTACCGCTTGATTACTGATAGCGGTTTGTAGTTCTATTTTTGCTTTGTCCAATTTAGTGAACACAATCGCATTAATAGAAACGGAGACAAATAAAAGTCCCCCTAAAACTAGAGCCAGCTTCATTTATCTTTTTTTATTTTGACGTTTACAGTTGTGTAGGCTTCATTAATATTAGGCGTTGATTTATCATCACCCACATATTTGCCATCTTCATCTCTGGAACGAACCCTTTTCTCTTCATAACCAAGAAAAGTTTTCTTAAACCAATTACTTAAACCAATAGCCATATTATTCTCCGTTTATTCTTTTTCACCCTTAAAGCTCTTTGAGCTTCCTGATGTTCCTGCATATAATCCAAACCATGCTGCACCTGCACCAACAACAATAGATATTAAACCCGATTGTTCAAAACTAGGTTCTGGTAAATCCATAAACCAAAAGGTTGTGTAATAGAGCAAGTACATATAAATAGACAAAAAGGCTCTAGGAAAGATTCTCCAGCTATCAACAGCTTGAGCCACAAAGATAATCTTTTGATAAGGGTTGTTGTTATTAACATCTTCTAAGTCCCTGATCTTGTCTTTAAGTGCACCAATTTCTTGCACCATCGCCATGAACTTACTAAGGTCCATTTCGACTTCATTGCGATCCATGTCGCCGCCAAATCTGCCGGTTGGATAATGCTCATCACTCATAATTCACCTATACTGTATATACGTCCAAGGCATCAGCCTTGCCTTTAACTTTAATTGTTGATATTAAGTTTAACTTAAATTTTGTAAATTGAGCAGTGCTTTCTCCTATAAGAAGATCAACACCCACCTCTTTAGTTGCCGATTCAAGTCGTGCTGCCGTGTTTACCGCATCGCCAATAGCTGTATAGTCAAACCGACTATCACTACCCATATTACCAATTACTGCCTCACCTGAATTAATGCCAATACCTATGGCTACTGGTGGTAAGTCTTTACCTTTAAGCTCTTTGTTTAGCTCTTCCATGTTTTTCATAATGTCTAATGCACAGTCAATTGCTAAGTTTTCATGGGCAGGCTGGTCTAAAGGCGCATTAAATATTGCCATCATTGCATCGCCTATGTATTTATCAACCATACCTTCGTATTTTTGTACCGATTCTTGTTGTGCTGTCAAAGCTCTATTCATAATGTAGGTGACATCTTCTGGCGGTAACGACTCAGACATAGAGGTAAACCCTCTAACATCGGTAAACAAATAGGTTGCGTATCTTTTTTCGCCACCTAATTTAAGCAGCTCTGGGTTATCTTGTAATTTTTTAACTTGTCTAGGATCAAGATAATGTTCAAATTGCTTTTTAATCTGCTGTCTGAGCTTGTACTGCTCTCTAAAATTCAAGTAAAACGCAATAGACCCTGTAATAAAACCAGCTATTAACGACCAAGTAACATCGATTAATAAATTAGACTGGATAAAATAAACGCCCAAATATGCGATTAGAGCGTTTGTAAGCAAAAAGAATACCAAACCCCATGTGACACCAAAGAAGTTTAGAAAAAACCAAACCAGAACCGTTGTCGATAGATATATACCTAACTCAGCGAGCAAAGCATAATCAGGAATTAATGGGCTGTCTTCTATTAAAATGCTTTCAGACAACGCTGTTTGTATTTTGTGTGGTTCTAAAAGACCCGCAGGCGTTGCTATTTGAGGCATAACCCCTTTTGCTGTGACACCGACAAACACAAAACGATTTTTAATAAGCTCTGTGCTTTTAATCTCTGTTAGAGAAAATTCAGGTGTGTTGACCCAACTGATCCATTTTCTGCCCAAGGTATCGGTCTTAACTGGCGGCAATCCCTTAACTCTAATCTCTTGTATACCTGCTTCTGAAGTTTTTATTAGGTAGGTGTCCGCACCAGTTAAAACTTTTAGAACCTCTGTGCCGTAGGCAGAAACCCATCCGTCAGGGGTTCTTAGTAATAATGGCATACGCCTAACTAATTGGTCAACTTCTGTGGGAGCTACTGCTATGCCCTCGTAAGCCGATTCACGAAGTAAGGGGATATTTTGTACCACACCTTTAGCCTTAAACCCACCATGATCCTTGCCCAAAATAACTGTACCTGTGGTCATTGGATAAGTGCCGTTATCGTTTTCAAAAGTTGCGACCACACTAGGCGCAGACGCAAGACTCTTGGCAAACTCCACATCGCCACCAAGACGATCCTTCTGCGGAAAGCTAATAACCCAACCGACCCCTAATGCCCCTTGTGCTACAAGGTCATCCTGTATCTCAGCTAATCGTTTTCTGGGAAACGGATAACCGCCTTCTACCTCAACATTTTCTTCAGTAATATTAAGGATTGAAAAATAACCAGAAGGCTTTTGTTCTGTAACAAACGTATCAAAGGTCTTGAGTTTTAATATTTGAAGCGGTGTCCATTGCTGTACCAAAGGTACACCCAATAAGACAATAATAACGAACAACTGGAAAAATCTAGTCACCTTGATTGATAGTTACAGTTTTATTACAGTTTGTGGAACAATTATAATTAACAGTAATGCTTTTGTTAGTAGCACCAGATTGTGTGGCATCCACATTATAATCATCGGTATAGAAGTTTAGCTTCATATAGTGATCTCCACTACCTGTTTGAGTTATGGTCGCATCGTTATTATCTGCTGAACCACTGGCATAAATCTTGGCATAGTGTTCGCCTGTCCCTGATTGGGTTATAGTAAACTCTGAATCGTCACCAAAAGCCCTTATCTCGCCTTCTTTATCATCGCCTGTTTGGGTGATCTTATAAACATTATCGTCCCCTTGCATATAGATTTCGGCATCATTATCGTTGCCGTTTTGTATAATATCCATATCATTTGAATCATCGTCAGCATCAATGTATCCGAAGTTATCGTTACCATCTTGATCTATTTTATACTCGTTACCTGTGTGATTAGCCACTTGGCTATAGGCTCTAGCAGTGTTCCCTGTGCCATTTTGATCTATATCTATTTCTGCATTACTACAATTATGGGTAGTGTAAGTGCCTTCAGATAAACCACACCAAACCCTAGCCGTATTTCCTGAGCCAATTTGGTCAATATGTATAAGCGAAGAACTGCCTTTCGTTCTTATCTCAACATTGTTATCACCCGCGTAGAGATTCAAGCTAATCAGACTGATTAATAATAATCTCATTTTCACCGCCCCCATTTGTTCTAATGCTAATTTGTTTTCCAGCAGAAAGAATTTCTATATTATATCCGCCTGACTTATCTAATTCTAAATCAATTGTGTTTTCTACCTGCCTAAATAAAGTAAGTATTTCACCTTCTACAAAAGTATAAACTTGAGCATTTGGGTCAAAGCCGGGGATAATGCCTTCTATTTTTACCCCATCTAACTCTCCTGCATCGCCGTCATCTTTACCGCCTGCGGCGACTGTTTCAATCATTTCTAGCAGGTCTTGCAAAAAGTCTACTGCCAATAAGTCTATATCCAGTCTGGTGATCTCCTCTTGCAACTCGTCTTTAGATAAATCACTGTCATCATCTAAATCGTTTTCTTCTAAGAAATCGGCATCGAGTACATTGCTTGAGCTTTGTGATTGTTCGTCTACCGCTTGTTGTACCTCATCGGGAGGGGTCACTATTAAAAGATTATCTATAAAACCCAAAGTCATATTAGACAAGGTAACTGGTTTAGTAGGCGGGCTTTCCGACATACTGACCATGGTGGCTTGAAACGGTTGGTTTAATACTTCAATGCCCGCTAATGTTTCTACTGTAATTTCACCAGAGCTACTGCCGTCAGGGCTAGGCAGTAATATAACTAGGCTTCTTCCTAGTTCATCAACTGTGGTTGTAAAATCTGTGCCCCTAATAAAAATCGAGGCACTGGGTGTCTCAATGGAAATGTTCTCTTTATCTATTTTTCCCAACGCACCAGTAATAAATCTGGCTGTTCCGCCTGCCATTTTGAGCGCCATTCTGCTTTTGCTTGGATCAGGATCATAGATATACTCATCAATAATAATCTTGCTATGCTCAGTAAGACGAATAATAGTAGAATCAAGAAATGTAATGCCAATACGACCATTACCAGTGCGCACATCATCATAGCTGAAAATACCAAGAGCAGTCTTGGCAAGTAGTTTATCTGCTTGATCTTTTCGTAGAACTTCTCCATTTCCTCTTAATTCCGATATTTCACCTATCTCTGCATAAGAGTTTAATGAAAAAATTAAAGCGATTAACAGCCACTTGTGCATTGGTCTATGTCTATAGTCCCATTGCTTGTAGTTGATGTAATAACTACCACATCAGATACCGAGCCAGTGCTATTGGTCTGATCTATGTCTATATTATTGGTGCTACCAGTTACAATCGCGGTTATGGCATGATCTGAGTTTCCCGTTTGTGTAGTATCAATATCATTTGAATCCCCATCAACATTCCAATTGTTTATACAACCTACAACTTCACAAGTTGCATTAATATTATTTGAAGTACCTGCGACCACTATATCCTGATTACCTGCGGTTGCTGTGGCTGCTGCGCCTTGAGTCATTGTTAAAACATTAGAATCACCTGTTGCAGCATAATCAAAATCTGTATTGGCAACATCGCCTGTCGCTCCTAAAGCTAGGGTAGTTGTATTACTATCTCCAGTGTGTGTTGCTGTGAATGAGGTGCTATTACCTTGAGCCACTGAAGCTGCCATTGTATTGCTATCGCCCACTTGATCGATGTCCACGGTCATTGAGGTACCCGTAAAGGTAGCCCTTGCTTGTGACGTACCCACCTTGTTGGTATCACCAATCTGATCTACGTTCATTGTCAGCCCAGTTCCTGATTGGGTTATGTAAATATCGTTATTGCCAGCATAGCTTGCAGAAACAGCAAAGATTGCTATAAAACTAATTAGTTTCTTCATAATTAAAATCCCACATTTGTTGTTCTAATCCTTTCATAATTAAGGTATAGACTGCTTCTTCAATTGCTGATCTAGTTGCGTAACCTATAGCTTCATTTTCTGTGTAGCCTGTTTCAACTTCTACAAGTTCAGTGCCCATTTCAACAAAACGAAACACGTCTCGGCTCACGCCCGCACTCAGCACAGTCTTGCTTGTCATACAATTTATCATTACCTCTCCTGTTTGAACAAGAATAGCTCTTAAAGAAACAGTAATTTCATCTTTTCTCCATTGGTTACTAGAGCCTATACCCAAGTATCTAGCCCCATTCCCGCCAGTACCAATATTGGTGTCGTATTGAACAATTCCACCCTCTATTAGTATTCCAGCAAACAATAAAGGCTTTAGTGTATTTCCATTCTCGCCATCATAGGTCTGTCTGGTTTGCTTTATAAGCTGTCGTTCTCTGGTTAAAGCATCTAGTGCAGATCGTTCTACAACAACAAACCATGTGCCATTTCCTGCACTTCTAAGGGCATCTATAAGATAGTTGTCAGCTCCTTGGGTAACTGCGGTACTGAATAAAGCCATTTTTTGTGAACTTTTACGTTGCCCAGTTAAATCCATAAAATTATAAACAGCGACCACAGCTTGTTGATTAGGTGGTCTTAGCTCTATTAATTTTTTTTGTGTGGGTCTAACAACCTCTGGTTCTTCAACACACTCAAGAATATCAGCACATCCTGAGTGTCCCACCGGGGCAAAACTAGCACATCCTGATAGGATAAAAGGCAATAAAGCCAGTAGGCTTAAATTCCACAGTCGTCTGAACATATTCCAAATATCCCTACGGGAATAATAATCTCAGTTATTGTCCCGTCTTCATCAATAACAGTAAGCGTTATACTGGTTCCGTCATTAACAAACTTTATAGTGCTGCCTTCCAACACGATACTGCCCCCCGTTCCACCTTTATCAGAATCAAATAAAGACTCTGCTATGTCTCTTGAAAGCTGACTGTATACTCTGCTTTCAAGATTTCTTAAAAATTTAGCAAGAGTCGTGTTATCTGCTTCTCGCTCCGCTTCTTTTAAAGCGTTCTCTATATCTTCAGCGATTTCATCTCGCCGAGACTTTTCTTGCTCATCTATGGTTAAATAATGTGAAGACGTACTAATGCCACTAAAACTAGGGCTTTTAAAACTTTGAACTATCTCATCTCCAGATGCTGTCGCAGTAAAACCTAGTAAAAAAAGTATCAAATAATAAAGTAGCCATTTCATTTCTTTTTCTTTTCGTTTTCTTTTATTTGTAAAACTGTGTTCACTTTTTGTTGTAATCTAATCATATCGTTATCTAACATTCTTATTTGATCTATTAGTTTAATAAGTGTGATGTGCATATCTTTAATGGTTGGGTTTATAACCCTTGTGATCATAACCCAAACAAAGTAAACAAAATAACCAAGACCAACCATTGCCACAATTGGGAACCCAAAGTCTGCTATTAATTGAGCTATATCCATTAGTCTCGTCTGGCATCTAT